CCCGGGTCTGCAGATTAGTTATAAGTGTGTGCCTCACCATACTGGGAGGCAATCTTCAAGTTTGTTTGATATAGCTAGAGCAGAAGTGGAAAGCTTAACCACATCCAACTCCACCTGCATCTGAGTAGTATACGACATCGGTTTAGGACTACGGACTGAACCGCACTTCCATACCAACGAGGACAAAGTACTAAGGAGGAACTATCCCGGGAATTCAAACCCGCCTACCCCTTTCAGGGTTCAGGATTCCTTCTAACGCCCGCTTTCGCGGCTACTAAGTCCAATCTCTCGTTTTACTCATTTGCAGATAGATTAGTCTATCTCTCTAGCATCCAGTCTCCGGAAGACTAGCAAGGGATTACCTTAGGGTAATCAGGCTGCCTAAAGTGCCATGGATCGAACCATGTGTCGTCTTTAGTCGGAAAACCGCGACGCCAAACCTTTTCGGCCCGCCGCACATCAAGCGGTTTTGGTCGCCCCAGTGTGACAACGTCCTCCAGGCGACGTGTCTGACACGCCGTCCAGAAGACATTCTTCACGAGGGTTCCATACTGGTCATCAAAGCCTACGCCTTCATCTCTATCACAAAGAGAAAGATCCTGCATAATTCTACCATGAATTTTCCAGGTCGTGTCTTTACCCAATGAAGGGAATGACATCTTTTTCTCGTGAAGGATACGGCAAATGGCATTATCATAGCCAGAAGGGCGATGATGACCGTACGGAATAAGACCTACACCACCATAGTGCTGCGGGACGAACCAAGGTAAGGTTAGTCCGATCTTCTTGGTAAAGTTCCTAAAGTTCTTAAGAAATATTCTATAACATTCACCTATGAGACGTTTCGGAAAAGTCTCTACAATCTCACGGGAGTTAGATGCGAAAGTACTCGCCTCGCTGAAAACCGATTCGGTACCCATTGGGCCACCGGACCGCTTAACATTGAGGAGAATTCCATAATTGACGAAATCAATCTTCAAAAAGGGTCGCAATTCTTTCTTCCATAAGAGTGTATCAGGTATCTTCGATAGAACCCGACGCCCCCAACGGTAAAGAAAGGTAGTACTATTGATATTACAAAAATAATCTGAGTAATAATACTTTCCAACCGAAGGGAGCATCCCGAACCAGGGACAAAGAGTCAACCAAACAGAGTGAGCAACATCGCTCGCAGGGAAAAGACAATCATCTCCATTTATAACGAGACGCGCTGTTCGAAGATTCAGCGTTCTAGATTCACCTGCTTCCATTGCCATGCGACACAAGGTTGCATTAGCAAGGCAAAGAATAGGAAAAGAAGAGATAGAGCCCATCAACTGACCATTCTTCTGGTCAACGATGTTTTCTAAACCATCTCTACGAGGCTCCTTGACTCGGTGACCAACAAGTGAACGCACATACAACTGACGGAATTTTTCAACAAATTCTCGGTCCTCATAATCTTTGAAGACTACGTCAATTAAGGCATTAGCCAGGGTTTCAGAAACCCAAGACATCATGCCATCAGTAGCGTCCTTGTAATCACCAGAGACAAGCTTCTCTCCTATTTTCAAACTCTTGACTCTCTGAGCCAGTAACTCCTCTGTCACTGGCTCTCCCACCAAGGAGAAACATGGGTGACGGCGCAAAATACCATGCACATAAGTCTGAAAAGGCTTAAGTACATACCCCATAAGGGGAGGTCCTTTAGTAATAACACGAACTTTCAAGGCCTCAGGTAATGCGACCGCCTCAACCAGCGGTTCCTCAACGACGGCACGCTCGAAAAATTCACGATAACCGGCAATTTCACTGAGCCGGTTGAACTCTTCATTAGCGGCCTTGGCAGCCAACCCGGGTACAAACTCACCTAATTCCTCGTCCCAACGATCTATATTCGCATAGTCGAAACATTTCTTGACTGGGACAGGAACAGAAGAACTTTCCTCAAAAATGGAGCCAACGGCTCCGCATGAGCTTCGGCTAGAATAATAATTTGCCGAAGTCGAGGGAAATGGTAGACGAAACAAGTCATCAATACCAATACGTTTTCCCCGAAAAACTTCTTCCACAGTACGAACCAGCTGATGCTGGATATTTTCACGTGTTATTTCAATGTCGTACTGCTTAATGAGTTCAATACCCTTTGCAGGATCCTCCTTCTTCGTTGTGATTTTCACAAATGTTTCGTGAGCAGCCTCAAATAGACCTTTTTTGGAAGCCCTAGGGCAACCTTTTTTGATCTTAGAGAGACTGTCCATGAATTCCATATAACAGATATCACACGCGTTGAGACGGAAAAGACGAAACCATCTACCCCAACTACCGCCGATTAAGACCTGTGGAAGGTCACGGCGCTTGAAGGGAGTTTTTGGGACCGTCTGATCCATCCAAAACGCGAAGAAGGCCGAAATCTTATATTTCATCACCTTAATCCAAGGATCACTGCATTCCAATTCCTTTGCTAGCTCTTCCCATTGATTTAGAGTCTCCTTCGGCAAGAAATTTTCCTTACGGAAACCGAAGGCCTGTGACAAATGAATAATCAAATTCATACAGGACTCGAGACTGGAGTAAACCTCACTACCATGGGTTCCCGGTAGCGCATCCAACTGAGGAATCAGTTGGCAGATATGACAAACAGATCGGGCATTCTGTCCATCAACATCCTTAGCGCCATCGGGGAAGGGTTTAGGAGGAGCTTCTAGCTTTTCCAGGCTATCACAGTTTGTAAGTGTAGCC